ACGGTGACAGAATCACCAGCAGTATGGGACGCAGCGGTTGTATTTCCATAACCACGAACACAATTCAGTAGGTCATTTGTTGAAACTGAATCGTAGAATATAGCTTCAGACCCTATCTGAATAACACCACTAGCTGGCAAGCCAACACCAGAGCTAACACTTATCGTTGCATCTACATCGTCTATGTTGCTGCTAAGAGTAATGGCTGTCGTGAAAGCAGCGACACTTGCGGTGCCACTTGTGCTGTTATCTATTGGGGTAATGTCAAAGAATGCACCGCCATCTTCGATGTAATACTTTACGTTTGTACCAAGACCAATGAGGCGACTTCCATCTAGTGCAACCCAAGTCTTCAGGTTTCTTCCTGTACCTAAGAAATACTCTCCAGATATTAACCGCCACCCGCCAATCTTTTCTGGTGTGCCTAGCCGAAAGCGAACTTTATCACAGTCATACCACCCACCTTCGTTGGAATACGAGGTAATCTCTCGGTCAATGCCCGGACGGAACTGTAACTTTTGTAGCGGCATTCTTAACTCCGTGCATTTTCAAGTTCAGCTATTCTAGCCTCAAGCTCCTGTACTGTCTTTACAAGCAAAGGCACTAGTTTTGAATGATCAACGCTTTGCATCTCTTCGCCATCTTTTTCACCAGTCACTGCATTTGGCGAATGCTCCTGAAGTTCATGGGCCATGAAGCCTTCGATGCGTGTTGACGGGTCTGCTTTGAATGCAAATGTCGCTGGCTTTAACTGCAAAAGTTTTTCTGTTGCATTCCAGTTATACTCTACATCTTGCTTTAATCGATAATCAGAGCTTGTATTAAACGCTGTAGCACTTCCGCTTGTCGTAATGCTCCCAACCGTTCCGTTGGGATTAATAAAAAAAGCATGATTTCTAGAACTAACTGAACCAGCCGCTGAGTACAATTCGGACATAGCCGTTGACACGTTGTATTCAAAAGAGGCTCCCGTATTTGTGCTTGATGGAGCAGCTCCAGTATTTGAGTTTATTCGTAAATGGCTTTCCCAAGAACCACCGCCATCGCCTTGAACTACGGCGTTTCCTACATAAACAATACCAGTTGTTCCATCACCCTGTTCAATGGAAAATATATCCTGACCAGCGTTGACGCTAAACATCATTGTGCCGCCATTGTTGTAGTAGTTTATGAAGCCATCATCTTCAACATTCCCACCAAAGTTTATGCGAGAGCTTCTTCCGTTAGTTGTCCCAATATTTAATTTTGCTTGTACAAAGGCAGACCCGACACTGGATGTTCCATCAATAGTCAAAGATGCAGTGGTTGTTGTATTGCTTACAGTACCATCACCATCAATAACCGTAAAATTTCCGTTCACGTCCGTGTCTGTTGATGTGAGAGCGATCTTTGTATCTGCGTTTATATCAAGCTGACCATCTGCGCTTGAGCCAATGTTTAGTGCTGAATCTCGGATCTGAAGTTCTGGTGTCCCACCGCCAGTTTCTGTCAGCAGAAGACCGCTATCTGCAACATGAGTTAATTGAATCTCGCTATCCGCGCCAAATGTTATCTGCGCAGCATCAGAGATCATATTTATGTCATTGCCAATTGCAAGGTCTGTATATGAAATCCCGTCCAATGCATCTGTAACGGCGCTTGTCGATCCAGCACCATCAGTTACAACTATCTTTAAGTTCCCATTGCCAATAGTAATTGTTGAACCAGAACCTTGCTTGATAGTTATTGACTGACCACCAGTCGTGTTGTTCTTTATGAACCAAACCTTGCTGACCGTATTTGGAGCAAGGGTTACAATTCGAGTTGCTGTAAGACTAACAGCAGACTCCACGCTTAGATACATAGACCGCAATTCATCATTTGCGCCATCTGCCATTGTGAATGTTTCATCAGCATCGGCGGCTAAGGTTATCAAGCCAGACCCCATAGCTGAAGCAATTATCTCTAAGTTTGTGTTAGTGATGTCGCCCCATGTGCCAGACTTCTCGCCTGTGGCAATCTCTTCAAGTCTTAGGTTGTTTGTGTATGTACTTGGCATGTCTCTAACCTATGCAGCTATGTCGCTCCAAGATGGATCTTGGGTCGGAGTTTCTGTTCCATATGAAGGAACGTTTGTAGGTGTTATATCAGAATAATTCGGATTTTGCGAGGATGTTATTGTCGAGTAGCTTGGGTTTTGAGAAGGTTCAATTGAACTATAATTTGGAACTTGGTTTGGATCAATCTGGCTCCATATGAGGCCCAGCTTCCCAACTCGACCTGTCGCTGAGACACCAACAACAAAAACCTTTGCGTGACCCACAATCTCAACAGAACCCACAGAGCCAGTTGCAGATAGTCCACTAACCTCAACATCGGCATCAGCTTGCCCCTCGGCAACGCCAACTTGTCCTGTCCCAGATACGCCTGTGACATCCACATTTGCAATGCCGATAATCTCAGGTGATCCAACACCTCCAGTGGCGGATACACCAACCACATTGACATCGACACCAACACCCTCGCTGACAGTTACTGCGCCAACACCGCCATTGGCGGCAACACCAACAACAAAAGCCTTTGCTTGAGCCACAATCTCAACAGAGCCAACTGCACCTGTAGCTGAAACACCAGTTAAGAATGCTAAGTTTTCTGGTTCTTGTAAGGAACTAATCGGTCTTTCAGAGAGTGCTGTAAAGCCTAACACAGTACCCCCTAACTTGGCTCAGTCGGCCACGTTATATTAAGTGGATCACTTTGGTTTGTGACATCGCGCAAAGCCTGACGATATGTTGCCCACTCAGCTTTCTTTGCGTCTGATAATGGGCTATCTGTAGACTGCGTCCAATCAGAATTGTACAGCTTATTGTCCCTCTTGCGACGTACTTCTTTCCAGTTCTCCGCAGTGACCGCGCTTGGGATCTGGGCTTCTATTTCTGCTTGTGTCGGCGGGGTGCTGCCATCATGATATCCCCAGTCACTTGATCCATCAGTTGTAGTAGACAGCCAGAAAGTTTTGCCAACAGAACTTGCAATTACCTTCAGCGCCAGTGCATATTCATCGTGGCTGTAGGTCATGTTTGCGTACCTTCTATGTACAGATAATAAACATCATAATGGGTCATACTGTCATTTGCAGTACCACCCACTCCTGTCATTGCAAGGCGAACCTGTATAGTTCCATTACCTGTATTATCAAGGTGGTTTGAAACTAGGAAACCACTGTCTGGGTTAGCCGCACCATCAAACGCCATAACCGCCGTACTCCCTTGAACGTAGTTACCAGCCCCCCTGTCAGCAAAACGAGAACGAAGTGTGCCGCTGTCAGTAGATTGCCCAGCAAAGAGTGTCCAAGTTCCAGAGCTATTTAAATACTGAATGCGGTAGTAAAATCCGGGGTCATCTGTATCTTCCACAAAACGACCTGTTGGGAAGGCCTGAATCACAAAGTAGTTATCTGTAGACTGTGGGGTGATGACAGTGGCGGCAGTGTTAAGTGCCGTAGTGGTTGATGTGTAGTTTGTGCCATCTGTAAACGCCCTCATACAAACAGGACGCAGGTTTACCGTCTCATTGACAACAAGCCTACCAGTGATGTCGATGTCTCTTGTTGAGTTATCAATGAACAGTGTACCAGTATTATTATCTATTACGCTGTCAGTCCCATTGTGCTCAATGCTAAGATCAGAGCCAGTTCCAAAAGAGGCTGTTACTCCATCCTGAAACTCCCAGTTATCAAGTGAGAAGATGATCTTATCTGATGAAGATTGCTGGAATCGAAAGTCCTTTGTTGTCTGAACATCGTTAAAAATAACTGCGGTATTTGCGGTGTCGTAGTCCATAGAAAATAAACCAGCAGTACCAAGCTGCAAAGCAGTGTTATCGTAAAGCCTAAGAAGCGAACCGGGACTCCAAACCATATCATTAACGCCGTTGTCTCTGAAATAAACAACACCACCCTTTTGATTCCAATATGTGTTGATGCCAGATTGATATATCTCAGCGTCCCCATCAGTTCCTGTCCCAGTACCAATAGCAAGAGTTACATTGTCCTTGAACTTAAGCTTATTAACAGACTGATCAAAGGTTATATCGAATGAAGCACTGCTTCCATTAAGAGAAAAATCCCCATCTACGCTCACACTACCAGTAGCACTTGGGGTCAAGGTTATGTCATCGGCAGAAACATTAATGTCGTTATTCGAATCTATTTGTATAATCTTATCCGCTGGCACAGTCATAAAGACATCTTTTGTACCCACGCCGAAGTCCACCAATGATCCACCATTGGAACTGGCAAAGACTGTAGACCTAGAGAGAGTATCAGGAGTACCGTGCGTTACAACACCTTGCCCTACTTCAAACTCACCAGAAATATTATTCGCTATAACGTAATAAACCTCATCCAAACTGGTTGTCACGCTGGCGAACGTGACAAATCCAACAGAGGCACCACCTAGATCAATTGTCCCAGTGCCTGTAGACGAGGTTGTTTCTTTTACCCTATCAGCAGTTGAAAACGCCATTACGCAATCCTGATTATAGCATCATTCTCGTCAGCAGTTGGGAACACAATGGTGAAGTCTCCACTGGTGGATGTCTTGTCTGCGCCAAAATCAAGAACGATTACAGCGGGGTTTCCAGCCGCAGAGCTATTGTAAATCACCGCACCACGAGCCGTGATAGTTGAAGACGTAAAAGTCAGATCCTCAAAGTCAGTAAACGCTGTGGTTCCAGTTTCGGTTGGATCAACCCTCGTAAGAAGACCACCGCCAGCCGTGTAGCCAGTACCGACGACTTGGTTTGCCGACAATGCAGAATAGTTTGTTACTGATGCATCCATGTTTGTGCTATCGCCACCCATGTTGTCATCACCTGCCTGTGCATCCGTATAAAGGGCAAGGTAAAAATCATTGCCACCACTAAGTTTAAAGTTGTGAACAGCTTCTAAAAGCTCTTGCTTGAAGCTGGTACACATAAAGTTCCCAACAAACGCCATTATAGTCTCCTTATAAGCTCAGAAAGTTCCTTGTGACCAGCATCGTCCAAGGCGTTGCATACTGTAGTTCTATCACTTTTCACAGCTTCTTTTAAGTAGAACTCTATAACCTTTTCAATTCTACCCTTGAATGCCCTCGCCTGAGCTTGCAGGGCAGGGTGTGCATCATCAGAAACAGATACGATTTTACTGGCGCATCGTGCGGCTATCTCTTGTGTATTGAAGCCACGTCCAGATGTTGTCTCTACTGAAACCGCGCCGACTTGACCACTACCAATATTAGAAAACATATTCATTCCGCTCTAAGATCCCCGTCTCTGTATATGTCTCTCTTCGTCTTTGTGTCCACGATTGAAAGCTCTGTAAGAGCTTCCTTATATCGAGTGGTATAAAGTTGCAGCATATCTGGATCGCCCTTCATAAAGGTGTATGCCTCTACAAGAGCGCCATAGAGCAGTGTCGTATCCGCATTGTCACCAAGCCAAGAAGTGCCAGAATCAACAATAGACGTTGGGTCGTAGTAATAGTGTAGCTCCACAACGTAATCATCATCTGGTGTTGGACCAAGAATAAAGTTACCAGACGAAGTCTCTGAGCCACCAGCAAAGAGGTCACCGTCAAACTGACCATAGTATTCTGGCAAGCCTTGAGTGCTTGGTGAAGGGTACGCCTCGCGGATAAAGTTCACGTCCTTATCTAGCAAGTAATTATAATTTCCATCTCCATCAATAACAGCCAGAGACAACACAGATATGATATCTGATGGGCGAGCAAGGTATCTATCGCCACTGGTCATATTCCCAGTCACGTTGCGCTTTAGCTCAGGTATAGTTACCGAGCGGTATATTCTTTGCTCGGCTTGCTTAACAAACGTAGGAATTTGGGAGACAAATGTTGTCTCCTCATTTTCTGTGTAGTCTATTATAGCCTGTACTAGCTCAGTATAGTTCATCATTCACCCTTGCCATAAAGGTTTTCAAACCACGATTAATACATAGTGTATATCTTAAATCGCATTTTGAACAGTGTATAAGCGGTTTAGTTCAATTGAACTATTTGATGCTAAATTTACCACCACGACTAGCCGCGCCCATACCGCGACAAACCATTCCACCTTTGGCATAACCCTTCTTCATTGATCCACCAGACTTCTTTTTTGTAACTGGCCCACCAGATTTAAGGTTCACACCCGCAGCCGCAGCCGCAGCACGAAGTGCTTCTTCATCTTCGTTTGGACCAAGTTCAGGTCTTCCTTTTAGGCCTGATCCCCCTGTGCCACTTACTTCAGAAGCTGGCCTTTCGAATTTATCCATGAACTCTGTGAAGGCATCCTCTTTCCCAGAAAGCGAGCCAACACGATTAAGTGCAGCCTTAACCATTTTAGAAGCAACAAGTGGATTTGATTTAGTGAACATTGGTTTCTTAGCCACAGGACTATCCTCACTTAATGTTGAAGCCACCGCCACGGGTTGCAGCACCCATGCCACGGCAAACCATTCCACCTTTTGCGTAACCCTTTGCTTTTTTGACAGAGCCACCCTTCTTCATTCCACCTGCTTTCTGAGCGGCAGATTGTTTGGCCTGAGCGCGAATCTGTGCAGATGTTGTCTTGCCTTGTGGGTCAGTATCATCCTCCTCCTCTTTACCAAGAGCAGACGCAAGTCCCAAAATCCCAAATCCAGCACCAGCTTTACCTAATTTACCGAAAAGACCTTTACCTTTTGCCGCTCCGTAAACTGGGCTTAAAGTTCCCAGAATGTCTTCAGCGCCTGACCCCATCTTACCACCAGCGCCAAGCAGTCCGCCCAGTAATTTCTTCTCTACGCGCTTTGGCATTGCTTTCTTTTTCATAACACTATCCTTCATTTGTAACTACGGTGACCTTACCAACAGAGCCAACCATAAATTGAGCGGGATTACCCACGGGTTTCCAACCAAACAGTGCCCGACTCTCAACCAAGCTTGTGTCTGGTCTTGGGTTTCTCAGAGCTTGTGGGTCATTAATTTTCACCCGCCCTAGAAAGTTCTGAGGCTGATCTGGGTCTACAACATCCCGACCAACTCTAAATCCTGTCTTAACGCCATCACGATACTCATCAACAAGATCTTTCAGAGGGTAACGAAACCCAGTCCTGTCACAGTATCCAAATGCGTGTTTGCCTGATGCGTATGCCATTAGCCACCTAACAAGAATGTATTATATGGAACAAATTTAATAGCCGCTGTTTCCGTATCTTCACCAGCGGCTAATTCGAACTGGAACTCGTACTCTTGCTTTAGGCCCGATGCCGCTTCAGAGTTTTTCTTGATAGCAAGGTAATATGCCAAACCAGAAACAAGGGCTGGAACAAACCGTGGGGGAATAGCCGCGCTTCCAGCGATACCAGATGCAAGTCCATCAATTCCCTTCAATCGATAATACGCAAGTGTATATGTAGTTGTACTGTCTGGAACAGGCCACAACGTAACCTTTGTCTCGCTTGCTAAACGCTGAACATATATCTGAGTAGGTCGCCCTTGAGTGTTTTTATTGCTTTGCTGTGCGTATGTTGAAACACTAACCCGCTCAAGGTTTGTATCTGTTTGGTTCGTGCCTGATCCTGTACGGATCTGATGTTCAATAACATCGATTGTCTCTGATGGCATAGAGTATGTCGCTGTGCCAGCAGTGATAGCAAGAGTGCCAGATTCAATCGTGAACAGGTTTAATCCACGGTTCTGCCACTCAAGTGTCAAAAGGTTAAGGCTGCGGCGAGCAGTTCTCAGGTCATACCCAGAACGCATCTCTAAGCCTATACGCTCATAGGCTTCCTCAAATATTTC